CCTCGTATTCCCGAACACTGGTATGTCCAGCTCAGGGAGTTCTTCGAGTTGCCAGAATTTGACATCGAAGACCTCAATGCTTTATCCAAGGATGAAAGGAAAAAGGTATTGAAATCCAGCAAGGTTCCTAAATGGGCCTTGACTTCTTGCCGTCTTTTCGGCGAAGAAGGTTTGGAAGCCGTATTAAGCGGCAAGACTGCGGAGGAAATAATTCCTACTCAGCCACCAAAGTCTTTGGAAGAATTCAAAAACTCTTGGTCTGCTATTTTACAAAAGCATAAAGGTACTCCCCTGGTTTTCAATCCAGGTAAGGACCCAAAGGCCAAAGCCCTCCTCAATGAATACATGAAAATGAAGAGGAAGGCTGCGGCTTATGATGAAAAACTGGGAATTACCCAGTATACATCTTCGTTGCCGAAATTGGGTTGGAAATCCCCAACGGCAGCTGCTTTGAAGAATAAGGCTTCAAAGAAAGCTTCTAAGGAGAAATCTCCTAAGCCTTCTGCCTCTAAAGAGGGCAAGAAGAAGCCTGAGGATAGCATTAACGCCTCCCCTCAGGCACCCTCATCGGTCAAAGGTAAGAAGCCTAAGACAGAGGAAGGAGGGCTAACCGAGGATGAATCCGTCGTGTTGGCCCTTTTGCTGAAGAAAATCAACAAGTCCCTTTAATGAATTATTACAACTCATTAGCGGGATTAGGTGTTAGACACCTATTTCATTGTCCAGTAGAATTCCTGGCCAATGCTTCTGTGGTTTACCCCGAGAATTTCGAGGTTGCCAAAGAATTTCATATTGCATTCGAGGGAACTGTTCTGCCAGTCACACCGCCTGGTGGACTAGCTAAGCTGCTCCTTCGGGTGCCATATTACCACAGGATGGAGGTTAAATTCCGCCACTCTGTGACTGGTCTTCCCCGAGATGCGTTTCGGGGAGAACGAGATTTTAAGAAGTTCTTACAACTTCCAAAAATTCAACTTTATACCCTCCTTCGACGATTGTCGGAAGTGTGGTTTGTTGATGATACCCTTTTCGAATTTATTTGTTTAGGGTATGACATTTCACCTAAAGTTCTTAAAGGTGAATTGAATCGGTATAAATGGATGTCCCAGTTAGCCCGAGAGGCTCTAATGAAAGAGCGCATTCTCCAGACCTATGCGGGCTTGGAGGATGATCCTTTAAGAAGACAATTCTTCTTTAAGAAACTTGCTGAATTGGAATTCCAACGTGCGGTTTTAGACGCCGTTGGGATTGCTTTTCAGCAGATTCGGAAAAGCAGGGCAATTATTCCTGCTAAAGCCGTTAGGGCATTAGCCCGTCTTAAGAAAAAGATCTGGAACAACCCTATGAAGGCTGCTAAAGATCTAAAGGTTCTTGCCCATAGGTGTAGAATCTTTTACTTTTCAGAAGGTCACTATAAGTTAACAGATGACCTCTGTAGTTGGATGACAAAAGATCAAGCCATCCAATTTTCTTTTATAGGTAGGGCTATGCCTTCTCCTTTAAAAGTTGAGGGTCAGCCACTTTTAGAGTTAAAAGAGCGGTTGACCAGCACTCCTTTACCCGAGGACCCCAATTGGAGACCCTGGGTGAAGGATTACCTTGCTAAGTTGAAGAAAACGGCTTCCTTTGCCTATTTCATTGAACCCAGTACCTCCGCTGCTATTGGATATAACAGGGAGGATCCCGGACATTCTGCAGCATATAATGCTTTAGCATTAGTGGGCATAGGCCTACTAGCCGAGGAGTATGACCTGGAGGAAGATAAATTGCCTCTAGGGATACGTCCAGGTTGGGTTAAAGTCCTAACCGAGGATGAAGATGGGAATCCTTTTCCGGAAACCCTTCTCCACGTCAATGACGAGGAAGATGATGATTGGAATTTATTTCGCGGTCCATCATCGACTGGTCTATTTGCTCCTGAGTTAATAACTCCGGGGCCTCATGGACCTCATAGTGGGACATTAGTGTCCCTCCCTTCTGGGATGGAACTACCTTCGGGCATGTTCCAACTTTGGGTTCCCTCCGAAGAAATGTCTCCGGAGGAGAACTTTTTGTTGCGAGAATATTCCACTCGAGCAACAAATCATGTAAACTCCTTTTTAGGGGATTGCATGGTAAACGCATCCAAAGCAATTTTGCGTGCTGTGGATATGATTCCTGTTCAGCCTTTATTGGCCAGCGAGAAAGGTCTTAAAACGCGGATTCCCACGAAGACCTTAACAGCCTGTAATATTATACAAGGTGTGCTAAGAAAAGCTTTAGATTCCCTATTGAAGGCGGATCCAAGCGTTTCTAAGAGTCTTGGTGGGGATATGGCCTTACCAGACTTACCTCCTGGGAGGAAATACTCTATAGACTTGTCATCCGCTACGGATTACCATCCGTTTTGGTTGACAACTACAGTCTATGAAGAATTAATAGATCTCTTTCCGGAACATCTGGAAGAGTATCGTGAATTTCTCCCGAAGATC